AAGTTGGGGGTGAGGGTGAACCGATCCCCCTTCAAACCCTCTCGGTTTGCTAGTAGCCCCCACGTAAGCTATGGCTGAAATGCTTAACAACAACGAGATGATGGTTGAAATGGAAATCCCATTTGAGCCTGATAGTCTTGCAGAGATGGTTCAAAGCTATTTCCAACAAGCTAAAGAATATCGAGTTGATGAGGAGCAGATTTGGAAAGAAGCACATGATGCGTTTAGGTCCACACATCCTGAGCGCATTGATGCTGTTCATAGCTTAGCACAAAAGCGTGGAGTCTTTATTCATTTGGTGAGGCGTAGAGTCAATAGCGCAAAAGTTAAAATATCTTCTCTGTTATTCGAGTCTGGGAAAGTCCCATTCGATATTACCCCAAACTTAAAGCCTAAGTTTATATCTCCTGATCTTGCTCAGTTACCTCCAGAGCTTATGTATGAAGAGGTAAAGATGAGAGCAGAGCGAATGGAAAAGGAGATAAGAGATGTACTCACTAAAAGTGATTACGTGGGTGTAATTAATGATTCGATATTAGAGATGTGCTTATATGGGACTGGTTGTACAAAAGCTGTAGTTCTTAAAAACCACAACTACCCAGTTTATAAGACAGCGAGAGAAGATCCTATTCTAGTAGAAGCTGAGGATCTTATTGAATCAGAGCTCATCCCGATGGTTGAGTTTGTCTCTTGCTGGGATTTATTTCCCACTCCTGAAGCGACAAGTATTGAAAATGCAGATTGGGTAATTCAGAGAGCATTTTATTCACAACAAGAATTAAGAAACCTCTCTGACCAAAATGGTTTTATCCCAGAAGCAATAGAAGAAGCAATCTCTACAGGCAGTGGTATTGAATACGGATCAGATCAGTCAGAATCTCCTGTCAGGTATAATAGAAACAGGGGAGAAAGAATTAAAAAGTTTCAGGTTCTTGAGATGTGGGGAGAGTTTCCCATAGAAGATCTTGAAAAGTATATGGAGATTCCTGAAGGAATAAAAGCAAACCTTTCAGTCTGTGTAACAGTTTGTGGTGGTAAAGTAATACGTGTGGTTATGAATCCTTTTGATGGAAGGATTCCTTACGACATGTGTTATTGGGAGAGAAATACAGAATCCATCTGGGGGGATGGTATTTATTTTAGCATTAGGGATCTTCAAGACATCACTAACTTTGCCTTTGCTCAAATGGTTGAAGGTAAAGCTCTTGCCTCTAATCCAATGTCTGTCATCGACCCCCAAGCTTTTGATGATGGTGAAGACTTGGAAGATATACGACCTGGCAAAATGATACGTGTACGCCCAGGAAACGATGTCAACTCAGCTTTTCGCCCAGTTATTATTCCAGATGTTACAGCAGGATTAGATAATTTAATACAGATGGTTGAGAGACAGGCTGATATTGCATCAGGCCAGTCAGCGATAGGGATGGGAGAATCATCTGCTTATCAAACGAAAACAGCTACTGGGATGAGCATCCTTCAGTCTAACAGTAACAAGTTGACAGCAGAGGTTGTTCGTTCTGTAAGCAACATGATCAGTAAAAATGTGCAAGCAGTCTATCACTGGTTGATGGCTGATAGTGATGACCTAATGATTAAAGGTGATTATGATGCACAGTCTACAGGATTCATGCAGTATGTTGCGAAGGAAGTACACAATACTCAGTTACTAAATCTTTTAAACATACTTGGACAAAATCCAGATCTTAGAGCTCACGTTAAGATGAATGCTTTGGTTCGCCCAATCTTTAGAGCTTTTTCACTAGATCCAGAAGGAATGGTGATGACTCCTGATGAAAAGATTGAAGAGGATCAGACACAGCAACAAATGGCAATGCAGCTAAAGCAATATGAAGAAGAAAGCAAGATGAACCAAAGTGTTTCTGATGCACTTCTTAAAGAAAAAATGGCTGTATCTGCTGATCAAAGAAAAGCAGACATGCGTGAGCGTGAGATACTGATGAGTCAGGGTAATGTACTCTCAAGACCTACAGATTATGAAAATGATTCTATCCTGCTCAAAGAACAAAAGATGCAAGAGCAGGAGCAGGAGATTATGGCTGAGATGCAAAATCAATCTCAGGATGCAGAACTAGATCAAATGGAGCAGGAGCTCGAAAACATGGAGCAAGCTGGGGCAAGAATACCGACTACCCCCGCGGAGGGATCACCTGCGCCCATTAACTAAACCAGATTCTGGCGCGATTGCCAGATTAGACTCTGACCCTCGGTGGTTGGAGTTTGTTAAGTTTATAGAGTCTGAAGTGAACGAAAAACTTAACCTCCTTGGTACGAGAAAGTTGGTCACAGAAGACGATGTAGCAAAAGCCAATGTAATGATTGGCGAAATAAAAGCTTTGCGAGAAATCGCAGAGACACCCGCTAAACTAGCGGATAGGGAGATAAAGGGTCTCCCATCTGGATAGCATGCTAACCCAGGAACCATGAAGGGATAATGGCAGAACAAGAACAACAGGAATTTACAGCTAGTTGGGAAGAAACACCTGAATACGGAAACAACGAACCCCCCGTACCCGCAGAGGAAACTCCGCAGATCGAGGCGCAGGTTGAGGAAACCGTAGCTGAAGAGGTTGAAGAAGAGGTTGAAGAAACTGAATCGGATACTGATTGGCAAGACAGGTATAAAAATCTTGAACAATCACATTCTAGGCGTGGAAACGAGCTTCACAAACTGAAGCAAGAACAAGACGCTGCACGACTGGAAAAACTTGAGATGCAACAACGCATGCTTGAGTTGGAACAGAAGGTAAAGGATGTTGATAGTTTACGAGAACAAGTTGACAGCAAACCTGACCCACTTGATGAAAGTATTTTCTACACAGATGAAGAGAAACAGGTTCTTAAAGACTACCCAGAGTTATTGGGGGTTGCTAAGAAAATGGCTCAACGTGAGGCTCAAATGTCATTTCGTAAGATTGACACCAAGCCAACACAAGAAGATGTGTCTAAATACGAAGAAATGCAAAAAGAGGTGGATGAGTTAAAAGCTCATATACGTCTGGAGCAGGCTAAAGCTGAACTTGATCGAAGGATTACACCTGACTGGAGAGTAATTGATGAAAACCCGAAGTTCTTTGATTATGTCAATAAATCCCCATTGCTTACACAAGCAATGAATCACGGTACTTTGGACGAGAAGGCAGAGGTATTTAAGATGTACATGGATTCCGAGGAAGGCCAGAAGATCTTAGGTAAGGTAGAACAGCCCTCCCCTACTCAAACCCAAAACGATGACCGTAGAAAAGCAGCCCAAGGATTAGTCAGGGGCCAAACTCGTGATACCAAACCTACGGGTTCGTTATCTATAGATGAAGAGTGGGCAAAAGCTCCTGAATATCAATGGGGTACATAAACCACTAATGTTCAATATAGGATAATAAAATGGCAGTTCAACCATATCAGGCTGGAACAAACGGTGGCACTGGGGTTCTCTCATCGACTTCGGGATACGGGGCGAAATATGGTGAGCTTAGTGCAGCCGATGCGTTCACTATTCAAAAGAAGTTTCTTGCAATCAGCAAGCAACTCATTACCATGGCTCGTTTTGCACAAAAAGATACCAAGCCTTTGAATGAAGGAAGGGATATCAGGTTTCGCAGATATGAGCGTTTTGCTGTAAACACTACAGAAATCAGCGAAGGAGTTACTCCTACAAGCGATAGTCTACAGCAGACTACAATCAAAGCCACTTTAGCTCAGTACGGAGCTTGGGTTCCTGTGACTGATGTCATGTTGGCTTTATCCACTGACCCCATCGTAGCTCAGATTACTGAGCGTCAGGCCATTCAAATGGCAGAGCAGATGGATACTTTGGCTTACAATAAGTTCAAAGCAACCTCATCTGTTTTCTATGCTGATGCTTCAGACTTTGATGGTGGATTTAGTGAAGTACAAGCTGCTCTAGGTGGGAATATTGTTTATAAAGCACCAGGAGAAAGTGGAACTGATGCAAAGATTTTATCTGCGGTGGTTCGTTTTCTGGAAAAAAACAATGCTCCAAAAATTTCTCAGGTGATTAAGCCAACTTCTGGCTACAACACCGAACCAGTAGCTGAAGGTTACTTCGCTATTACACATCCGGACGCACGCGCTGACATTGAGGCAATGCCAGGGTTTACGCCGATTGAGAAGTACGCTTCTTATGGTGCTGTGATGGCAGGGGAGATCGGTAAGGTAGGTCTGATTAGATTTATCGCTACCACACTTGCCACGCCTTATGAGCAGTCAGAGCAGACTGGTCATGCTCAACCAAGTGGTGGGGCATTAAGGCAAAATGCTGATACTAATGTCAAAGTCTATACAACTCTTGTGTTCTCTCAGGACGCTGTTGGTTGTGTTAGCTTGTCTGGACAAGACAGCGTTGTCCCAAAGGTGATTAGCCCAACTCCTTCAAGTGAAGATCCACTTGGACAGAGGGGTGCGGTGGGATATTCCTACCATTACACCTGTCTCGTGCTCAACGATAACAATATGGCTCGTATCCATCACGGTGTAACCAACGTAGGTGGATGACCAATCAGGAATCGGGAGAAAGAATCGTTATTATTAATGATTCTTCTCCTGATTATTCGTTGATAAGGATCACAAAAAGTGATCTTGAAGTACACGGCAAGATTAATCCTCACTTCAGTAAGGACATCTTGCTACCAAACTATTCTCTCCCCACCAAGATTCGGGTGGTATGCCAGGAGCCTTTTGGGGAGGGAGTATTCATTTCAGTGGGGAGGGTCTCGCCATTCCGAGAGCCTGGGTTTTTTATAAACGAAACTGAATTGGAATCTCCAAAAGAATTAAACTCAAAAATAACTTCTTTGTTTATCCCACTAGATCCCAAAGCTGGGTATCTAAGGCTGGAGATGCACTGCAAGAAAGACCCAATAGGTGGGTTGCTGTGGTGTGAAACAGAGTTCAGATTTCCAACAGAAAGGTACTGATGTCTACACTACCAAAAATAAAAAGCAAATCTGGTAACAAACATTTGGATGATGCTCTTAATTTAGAGTTTGGAATCCCTGTCACAGACAAGTTGGCAATACCAGTAGAGAAAGATTTAAAAAATGTTCCTGAAGGCTATGCTGTAATTGTACTTGATTATGGTGATCAGCCAGCATATATGTACCCTCAACCAGTTGCTGTAGGTGGGGAAACTATTTGGATTCCTAGGGCATCACGAAGAGCTATCCCAATGTCATACTTGGAAGCATTGCTTGGGTGTAAAGAAACAGAGTTGTTTCAGGCAAAGCCAGGAGTGACTGGGGTTGAGTATGAAAAGAATCGTTTTAACGTTCAGATCCTCAAACTCCCAGAGGGTAAAGCTCAAGAGATAAAATCAAAGAATCAGTCAATTCGTGATAAAGCAGAACAACAACAGATACACGTTGGATAGTAATGACTATTGAAGTTGCAGGTGAAAAGTTTAGCGGTTATAACAAACCCAAACGAACTCCAAAGCATCCCAAAAAAAGCCATGCTGTAGCAGCAAAAGAAGGGGATAAGGTAAGGCTTATTCGTTTTGGTCAGCAAGGTGTACGGGGTGCAGGGAAGAACCCTAAGTCAGCAAAAGACAAAGCAAGGAAGAAAAGCTATTATGCTAGACACAATGCTCAGGGTAAGCCTACAACAAAATTATCAGCAAAATATTGGTCACATAAAGTAAAGTGGTAATATGTCCAAAAACGTACCGAATAATCCATCATTGTGGAGTCGTGTAAAAGCTCAGGCTAAAGCCAAATATAAGGTTTACCCCTCCGCGTACGCGAATGGCTGGGCAGCACGCGAGTACAAGAAACGTGGTGGAACGTGGAGAACCAAAACATCTTCTAAAAAGAAAAAGTAATGCCTCATAGCAAGTATAGTAAAAAGCAAAAAAAGTTAGCTGCTGTAGCTCCACCCAGAAATAAAATTACTGGGGCAGACCTAAAGGCGTTGAGCAAAAAGAATGGCAAGAGCAAGAGGCGGTCTAAGTAAATGGTTTAAAGAAGAGTGGGTAGACATCTCCAGAAAGAAAAAAGGAGGTGGACACCCGCCATGTGGAAGAAAGAAAGCAAAGACTTCGAGTAGTGGATATCCTAAATGCGTCCCAAAAAGTAAGGCGAGCAAAATGTCTGCTTCTCAGAAAAAGAGTGCGGTACAGCGCAAGCGTGCCAAACCACAGGGGGTAGGAGGGAAACCAACCAATGTTAAAACTTTAGCTAAGAAAAGGAAATGATGTACGGAACCCCAATGAAAAAGAAGAAAAAGAAAACAGGTGTCATGAGTTATATGAAGAAGCCTGTTCGTGGTGCTAAAAAGACCATGATGAAAAATGGTGCTAAAAAAACCATGATGAAGAAAAAAACTAAGTAATGACTCGTAAAGACCTGAGACAAAGAGTCGAGAGGCTTTTACAAGATAACGAAAACAAGCGGTGGTCGGACTCTGAGATTAATGGGTATCTTGATGATGCTCAGACAGAGTTTTGTAGATTATCTAAAGTACCCAAAGTTTCTGTTATTCAGAATCTTGTTGATGTAACAAAAAGGTTTACGTCAGCAAGTCTCTCTATCTCAAGCAAGACTGTCACGGTAACGCTTGGGGGCTCTGACACCCACACATTGGTTGAGAATGATTCAGTATTAATTACTGGGAGTTCTAACAATGACATAAACGGGGCTCAGGTTATTACGTCTGCGACATCAGGGACGAACACGTTTTCGTTTGTACTTGATAATCCTAGCTCAGGGACTGAAACAGGGATAACCGTACTTGAGACAGGCCCATTCATAGATACACCGTCTTCTATTCTTGAGTTGCAGTCTGTTTACTTGGATGACCGTGAACTAGCGATTTACACGGAGTCTCAGTTAAACAATGTTTCTAATCGTAACAACTCATCAGGAAGATATTTACAAACTGTCCTTGGGGCTACTCCTCACCCCTTTAATAACATGTCACTATATAGAAGCAGTAAATGGAAAAAGGTAGAGGGTGAGATTGAAGGCATAATAATTTCAGAAAGATCTGCTAACTCTTTTAGATTGTTTCCGCTTCCTAGTAAAGAAGAGCATGTATATTTTGATAAAGATGCTAGTGCAAAAGTTTCTCTCAGACTTGTTGTCAGAGGTGTAAGAGATCCTGATAACTTGTCTACAGACACTTCTGTCCCTTCTATACCAGAGCAATATCAGGAAGGGTTAGTGTTTGGTGCTCTAGAAAGGGCATACTTAAAAGAGTCACAACTAAGAAATGTAGAAAAGTCTGGACTATATAAGACTAAGTTTATGAACTATGTGAGCGATGCGATCAGGAATGAGAATCTCAACTCAACATCGATTACAATGGGTAGAAACCAGGCACAGCTTAGAGTTTATAGATAATGGGTAAAGCAGGTAAATACAACATTGTAATAGAAGAAGGTTCTACTTTTGGGTTGGATCTTCTCTATAAAGACTCTTCTGGTGATAGACAAAATTTATCATCGTATACAGGAAGAATGCAGATCAGAGATTCTCCTGGTGGAGATTTAATAGATAGTACAGATTCAAATATAAGAATAGGTCATAAAGTACAAAATGGAACATTTGTAACATCTGGTTTGGGTGATGCTACGACCACCCATCAATCTAATATTTCCATAGAAATATTTGCAACACACACAGCAAACTATGATTTTGAAAAAGCTTTCTACGACATAGAAATACAATCAGGAAATCATGTAGAAAGAGTCATAGAAGGTAGTGTCACTCTCAGTAGAGAAATAACTCAATAATGGGAAACACAGTAACAGTAAACACTACGACTAATGTTGTAGAAGTAAAATCACCTGGGACGCCAGGACCAGCAGGATCAGGTTATATTCTCCCTATAGCAACCTCCTCTGTTCTTGGAGGTGTTAAAGTGGGAAGTCGTTTGACGATTAACTCCTCGACTGGGGTTTTGGATGCTAACGACCAGTCTTATACCTTGCCCACAGCAAGTTCCTCAGTTCTTGGTGGGGTTAAGATTGGGAGTGGCCTTACTATGGATTCAAACACTGGGGTTTTGACAGCGAATCCTGGTGGTTATTCTTTACCTATTGCCTCCTCATCAGTGTTGGGTGGTTTTAAGGTTGGCCTTAGACTTTCAATAAATTCTACTACTGGGGTGTTGGATGCTGCTGACCAAAGTTATACATTACCCCCAGCAACCAGTTCAAGTTTAGGTGGTATAATAGTTGGGAGTAACTTGTCTGTGACAAATACTGGTGTATTGAGTGCTAATGCACAGTCATTAACACCTGCAACATCATCTGCTTTGGGTGGGATCAAAGTAGGTAGTAATCTCAGTATTACATCTGATGGGACACTTAGCGCAGCAGGCTCTAGTCTATCAATAGCAACATCTAGTGTACTTGGTGGTATTAAAATTGGTCAAAGGCTTACGATCAACTCTTCTACTGGGGTACTCGATGCAGATGATCAAAGTTACACACTCCCGATAGCCACATCATCAGCACTTGGAGGAATCAAAGTTGGGGCAAGACTCACCATCAATTCCTCAACAGGAGTGCTTGATGCAAATGATCAAAGTTATACTCTCCCTACTGCAACTAGCTCCGCATTAGGTGGGGTAAAGGTAGGGACAAATCTGACGATAGACGGGAACGGGGTATTGAGTGCAGGACCAATAGCTCTTACTACAGTACAGACCGCTTCTAGCCAATCTGCGATGTTGGCCCTTACCACGCAGGAAGGTGATGTGGTTGTTAGATCTGATCAAAAGAAGACATACATGCACAATGGAGGTTCTGCGGGCAGCATGTCTGACTTTACTGAGCTTCAAACCCCAGACGATGCAGTAACAAGTGTTAATGGTCAAACGGGTGTTGTCAGTCTTACAATTCCATCAGGTAATATTGTTGATGATACTTCTCCACAACTTGGTGGGAACCTTGATGTAAATAATCAGGATATTGTAACTACCTCAAATGGTAATATTGATCTTGACCCAAACGGTAGTGGCAAGGTTGTATTTAAGGGCAATGCTACTAAAGGTTCAGGTCAGTTTGTTCTTAACTGTGAAAATAATTCTCATGGAATAATTGTTAAAGGACCACCCCATAGTGCAGGAGCCAGCTATACACTAACACTACCAAACAACACTGGCTCATCAAATCAAGCATTATTAACAGACGGAAATGGAGTTCTGTCTTGGGGTTCAGTTAGCTCGCTTCCTTCTCAATCAGGTAATGCAAACAAGGTACTGACAACTGATGGGACTAATGCTGCTTGGGACGAGTACGAGGGATCAGTTCTTAACCAAACAATATCAGCATCTAAAACAATTCCGTCAGGTAATTCATTCGTAATTGCGGGTCCAGTAACTGTAGCGTCAGGTCAAACACTAACCGTCAGTGGGACAATGAAGGTAATATGAGCATTGTATTAACGCCCGAAGGAACACCTGCATCTCCTGTAGAGGGAGAACTTTATTACGATAGCACGGCTAAGGGAGCCAAACTTCGTATTGAGAACGAGTTTAAGGATGTAGGGACTGCGTTTCTTCAAGGCGAACCACACATTATTCCTGGGGTTCTGTATCCTGCGATTTCTGGCAAGCTACTTGACGGGACCACTTCGCATTCTGGGAACTACGGGACTGCACAGTCTGACGGAAGATCTTATTACTACACCGATATTAAGGGTTCTAAATCAATTAAAGATCCTCGTATTGGAGGGCATTTTGGTTCACAACGGCACAAGTTTAAGTCCACACAATTACTTGAACAGGAAACAGCTACTCATGGTCAGAACGTTTACTCAATTGATGGTAGAGAATGTGCAAGAGCTACAGCACCAAGTGGGAAGATAACTCATTGGAATAGGTATGACGGTAATTGGTTTCGTGTGCATCAATCGACTGATGCGTTTTACGAAGTAGTCGGATATTTCAGTGCAGTAAATATTTTAGGGTCTCAATGGACAGGTAGTGTCAGGGATTTAAGCATTAGTATTGATGGATCAGTAACTAATGCAAATTTTCAGGAGATGAGTACATCAGTTAAAAGTCCGCTTGCAGATCATGATGGTAGTTCTGGGCGTTATGTGGATGCCTCTTCAGTTTTTTCAGTAGCCACAGGATTAACATTAGGAATACACACAATAAAAATTGCACCTCAATCGTCTAGTGATTATGCAGACATATTTGGCATCGAAATAATCGCCCAAGACACTACATCAACCGCAAATAGATCAAAGATTCAGATCCCTAGTCAGGATGTGGTTAGTTATGGGAAGAAATTTACAGTTTCTGGGACTCCGCATTACGATCCTTTCTCTTCAAAAACTGATGGATCTGCTTGGACATCACCAACCTCTGGATACAACAACGCAAACAGTTCCGCAAGCTGGCCTACTAACATCGATACAGCAACAAGTTTAGGTTTAGATAAATGGGTAAATGGTAGTAATTACTATCGGCCTTACAACGGCATGAGAGTAATCAAGTGGGTGGACGAAAACGGCACTATAAAAACGTCAGTCACTTGTATGCCACCTAATGCAAAAAGTATTGGTGATTCCTCATCACTTACTAACGGAACTGCAAAAACAAATGCTTCTGCATCTAATGACACTTTTTACCCCACTTTTGAAGCACACACTACAGACGTAAACGAAGACAATCTGCATGAGGTAGCCAAGACGTTTCACGTTAAAGAGTTTGGAAACGGAAGTGCTAATGGAGGGACAAATAGTTCTAATTACCCAGATGCAAGTATGCTTAGTGGTAGTGCGGATGATATTGCCTATGTAATGGATGATGGATGTACAAGTTTGTCAGGTACTAATGGTGGAACTTCTAATAATAGTGGGCTAAATGGTATTGTGCATTATGACAGTGATTACGCATATTTTACGTTTATAGGGACAGGCGTTTCGATTACTGGAGTCGATTGGAGTGGTAGTTCAATATATAATTTTGTTATAGCACAAAATCTTCCTTATGGCTCCCACGTTTACAAAATGGATCGGAACACATCAAGCACCACTAAACATTTTATAGATGGAGTGGAGCTTTCTAGTGTATCACAGGGTTCTGGTCACATGATTTCAGAAATCACCTTCCACCAATGTAAACGCCCCCCAATCCCTGAAGAAGCTGTAATCATTTCGGATTACTGCTTGATGGCAGATTTTGTTCCAGTAACTGCAACAGGTATAGATAAAATAAGTAAAGGGGTTAGGTCACAAAGCGTTAGTAGAGATGTGTTTTTTGATTCTTCTAATGGTGCATTTGAATTTGATTATGACTCTACTTACGAACACGGCATGAGGGTTTATTTAACTTCTGGTGCTAGTTCAAATACATCAACTAAATTCCGAATTCCTTCTTTCGGCACAAATTTTGTTCACAGAGGATTTAACTCCATTAACAGATCAAACCTATATATTGGGGATACTGAAGAAACTAGCACAACTTATGCAGGAACGGCAGAAGGTTGTTTTCAGCATTTAACCAGTAATAAGGTTCTTGGAGTATATAATTTTGGAAACAATAATATTTCAGGGCAAAATGGGATAACGAGTGCTTATGAAATAGCAACCCCAATCCACACTTCCCACCATTACCAAAGCTTTGAAACCCCATTCCTTCATGAGTTAGTTGGTGGTGACAGAAACATGGAACAGACTAATTTAGTTTGCACTCCAGATGGGAAGACTTGGGATGAGGTAACTAGGGATACGAGTTATTTAAGTGCTGTGAAGGTTAGTGCTGGCAATAGCACTCAACAAATGGCAATGAGTCATGTAGGTATTGGTGATGATTTTAGAGGACTTGAAGATAATAAAAATCTATATACCAAAGATTTTGCTATTGCGTTTGATAGATTTATTTGCCTCAAAAATGGTACTTATATGGTCCTTATAGGAACACACAAAAATGATTCAATTGGCACAAGCGAATATCATAAAATATTAGTTAATGGTAATAGTGTTGCTATTTATTATGCACACGATACAAACGAAGCATCAGGTTTGTCATTTCATATAGCTGTAGAATTAAAAAGGGGCGATTACATTCAGCATCAGGGTAACAAATTCGCAACTCAAAATTATAGACTTCAAATTACTAAAATGTAATCAATGTTTATAGCAATAAAAGATTCAAAACTAATTGCGATTCATGAAGTTGAGTGGCAATGCAGAAGAAAGGTTAAAGGTTTAGGCAAATCCGCTTACTGGACTTGGCTGGCTACTGTAACTACTGAGGACAAAGAGGGGGCTAAGTCTTATGATTTTAGTGGTGAAGACTACGAGATTGTAAAAACAGATGCACCGCTTTCATTCGAAACTAAAAATTCTGAAGGCAACGACATTACAGTTACTTTTACCGAATCAGGTCACATAGTCTCAGACTTAGAAGAAACACACTACCACCTCAAGTGGGACGGGAGTAAAATTGTAAAAGACGATGAAGCACTTACCGCATATCAGACCGCAGAAAAGTGGAAAAACATTCGTGAGGATCGGAATAGACGTTTAGCAGAAACGGATTACCTAGCACTTAAAGATAATACTTTATCTGCTAATTGGAAAACATACAGACAGGCATTAAGAGATGTACCTTCGCAGTCTGATCCCGACAACATAACATGGCCCACTAAACCAGAGTAAACCATGCCTTCAGTATTTAAATACAACGGAAACGAAATTATTGATAGTAGTGGGAAGCTGACTGCGTCTGCTCAACCGAAAGGAGCAGTAATTGAGCAATTTATGACACCTTGCGATGGAAGCAGTATTGAGGTGCAAAGCGGAATATATACTGTTGGAAATGTTACTGGTGAACAAGATTTTACTGACAGTTATGAAGATGTAACAGGATCAGCAATAACATACACACCACCAACAGGTACACAAACAGTAATTTATTCGTTCAATTTTCATGTTTCTGGTGAACCAACTCACGAGAGTTTGATAGGTCATTTTAGGTTATATATCGCAGGAACAGAAGTGGTTTATGCTAGGCACACAATTGGTGATCAAACTGGTTATGACGAACGCCCTACCACTATGGTATGGGCTTTTAATATAGGTGGAAGTGCCAATACTAATACTGGCAGGCAAGCATCTTGGACAAGTGGAAAAGAAATTAAACTACAAGCAAGAAGGTACAATTCATCGCATAAACTAACTCTTCATGAAACTTTCCATTTTGATGGAGCTAATGGCTACAATTTGCACGTTCCAATACTTGGAATAACAGCACTAGCATAAAAATTATGGCGTCCGAACTTAAAGTCGATACGATTAAACATACTAACAATACCAGTGCGCTGACCCTGGATACTTCTGGTAATGTTACTTTTCCTGCAACCACCATTGGCGGTTTGCAAAGTATGCAGGTTTTTACTTCTTCTGGAACTTGGACAAAACCGTCAGGAATAAGAAGGATAAAAGTTTTTGTAACAGGCGCAGGAGGCGGTGGTGGTGGATATGGATCTTCCAATGATAAAGCAGGTGGTGGTGCAGCAGGAGGTACGGCTATAAAACTTCTTGATGTGACCAATATTGACACTTGCACAGTTACTATAGGCACAGGAGGTACTGGAGGTGCATCAGGTTCAAATAATGGAACAGATGGAACGGATTCTTCGTTTGCAAAAGCGACTGGTTCAGGAACATTTACAACTATTACTGCTACTGGTGGTGGAGGAGGCTATCACGGTAACGCAGGTGGTTCTATCAAACAGGCAGGAGTAGGGCAGAATGGTGATATTAATTTAACAGGTGGTTCAGGAATTGGGGGCATAGATGCAGGAGCAACCGTAAATGCTCCTGGCGGTGCAGGTGGAAATAGTTTTTGGGGTGGGGCTGGAACACCAGGAGGTCATCTCCAATCTGGTACTGCGGGGCAACATGGTGGCGGTGGCGGTGGTGGATCGGCTAATGCTTCTTCTGGTACTGGTCATGATGGCGGTGCAGGTATAGTAGTTGTAGAAGAATACTCATAACATACAAAAAACCTGAACAATGGCAACAATATCTTTTAAAGACGGGATGGTTCATAACACCCACCAGATCACCGATACAGTCGGAGTATCTGCGAACGAACGGGCGATGATTGTTGGGCCTATTGAATTAACTTCTTCAGGAACAATTAACCTGACGGGAAGCCTTACTGTACTGCATGAACTAAATATTAACGGGGGTACGGTGAATGTTCAAACTGGTGGAACACTGGATATACGATGAGTATTTTAAATTTAGGTGGTAGCACACTAGCTAGTAAGTCAGGAAGCACCCTGTCTTTGGATAGTGGAGTTACTTTCCCGTCTGATCATATTGTCCAGTCGAACTATACGACTTATACATGGGACAGTGGCGATAGTTCTGGAGTAGATGGTATTGAAATAAATCAAGCCTTTGGTGCAATCCATACATTTGTTCCAAAGTACAACAACACAAAGATTCTATTCATAATGCATGTGCCAGAAATTCTTGCACAGAATAATTATTGGGGAATGGGGTTTTGTGTGACAACTAATTCAGGACTTACTGCTGGAATGGGCAATAATGACCCCGAAGGAAATCATAGTGCTACAATTTACAGAGATTACAGCCAGCGAAATGTTCCAGGCTCTGCCCAGCCAGTGTTGAGTATCACATTTAAAACAATAAGTTGTTCGGCAGGTACTACTTACTATATTGCCCCGATTCTTTCTAATCTGACAGCAAATACAGTTGATATCTACGCTAATTGGTCAGGAGGGAACAATAGAGTTCAAACACAACTAATAATGGAGATGAGTCCATGAGTAAAGCCGAAAACTATCTTAGGGCTAAAAGAAACGAAAATTTACGAGAAACAGATTGTTATATGATTCCAGATTGGCCTATTAGTGATTCTAAAAAAACGGAATGGAGAATCTACAGACAAGCATTGCGTGATTTACCAGAAAATAGTTCTCCAGAGTTTGACGAAAATAAACAATTAATTGGCGTAAATTGGCCCGTGAAACCAACCTGATAATGAAAAAGGTGAGTGATGCCAGGAGTTTTAAAACTTGAAGGAACCAACATCGCAACAGGCGATGGTAATGGTGCTATTACGATTAATAATGCCACGCTGGGTAGTGCGGTTACAGTACCTGCTTCAGTTGGTGGAACAAGGGTTCTTTTAGAAAAATACACAGCAGATAATTCAACCACAGCAAAAGTATTTGATTTAAGCACATATTCTGAAAGTTTTGAGGAATATTTATTTGTAATAAATAAATTAATTCCTGCTAGTGATAACAGAGAGTTACATGTGCGTTTGGGATCTGCAACTAACAATATTGATAGTACTAGTGGTAACTACAGAACGTCAGGTTTAATACAGTATTTCGTTTCTACTAGTAGTACAGGAACTAATCCAGTGTACCTTCTTAATGAGATGCACAGAGTTTATAATATAGGTGGAAGCACTGGTGAAGGATTAAGTGGTGAGATTAAAATGTTTGGCTTAAGAGATTCGAGTGTATTTACCCAATCAACCTTTTTGGTAACTAATTATTATTATGGTGACAGTCAGGAAACTTTACTTCAGGGTGGAATACATCAAGTAGCACAGGACGATAAAGCAGTGTCATTTGCTATTGGTGGTAATGGAAATTGGGGTTCAGGAACCATTACAGTTTATGGAGTTAGAAATGCCTAGATTTAAAGATATATCTGGTCAAGGAATTGTACAATTTACCGCTGAAGAGGAAGCGGAAGCAGATCAACAGGAAGTAGAACGCATTGAAGAAAAAAGACTGAATCAATATAAAAAAGACAGATCGAGAGCCTACCCAAGCATTCCAGATCAACTCGACACGATCTACCACCAAGGTTTAGACGCTTGGAAGGCAGAGATTAAAGCAATTAAAGACAAGTATCCGAAGCCATGACTTTAGAAGAATGCGATAGAGAAATACAAATAACGCAGAAGCA